CGACACCCATTATGGCAGGGGTGCGAACACCACTCAGGCAATTTGCATCTTGTGTTCTCATTGATGTTGATGACACCCTCGATAGTATCTTTAGTAGCGATATGGCTATTGGCAGGTATGTCGCACAAAGGGCTGGTATCGGTATTAACGCAGGTAGAATCCGTGGGATCAACAGCAAAATCAGAGGTGGAGAAGTTCAACACACGGGTGTTGTTCCATTTCTTAAGAAGTTTGAATCTACTGTACGATGCTGTACTCAGAACGGAATCCGTGGAGGATCAGCAACCGTACACTTCCCCATCTGGCACCAAGAGATAGAAGACATCCTGGTTCTTAAGAACAACAAGGGTACAGAAGACAATCGCGTGAGGAAGCTTGACTACTCCATCCAACTTTCAAAGATTTTCTACGAGCGTTTCATCCAGGATGGAGAAATTAGCTTGTTCTCACCGCATGATGTACCTGGACTCTATGAGACTTTTGGTACTGATAGATTTGATGAGCTATATGTTCGTTATGAACGAGATGAGTCTGTTCCAAAGAAGACTGTTAAGGCTCAAGAACTTATTCTGAACCTCCTCAAGGAGAGAGCAGAGACAGGTCGTATCTACATTATGAACCTGGACCACTGTAACTCCCACTCATCCTTCAAGGACAAGGTAGAGATGTCTAACCTGTGTCAGGAGATCACACTACCCACATATCCCCTACAACATATTGACGATGAGGTCTCAGAGATTGCTCTGTGTATCCTGTCGGCTGTCAATGTGGGTCGTATCAAGTCTGATGAAGAATTGGAAGAGCTCTGTGACCTGTCTGTAAGAGCTCTGGATGAGTTGATTGACTACCAGAACTATCCTATCAAGGCAGCAGAGATTGCAACCAAGGCACGTCGTTCCCTGGGTATTGGTTTCATTGGACTGGCACACTACCTGGCTAAACTCGGATTCAAGTATGACTCACAAGAGGCATGGGATGCTGTTCACGGGTTGTCTGAGTCCTTCCAATACTACCTGTTGAAGGCTTCCAACAAGTTGGCTATGGAGAAAGGCCATTGTGAATACTTCGGTCGTACCAAGTACTCTGATGGTATTCTTCCCATTGATACATACAAGACGGATGTAGATGAAATCACACCTCATACACTGAACCATGATTGGGAAGCTCTTAGACTCGATATCCTCAACTACGGGCTTAGACACTCAACTCTGTCCGCACAGATGCCATCGGAGAGCAGTTCCGTTGTGTCAAACGCCACAAATGGAATTGAACCACCTCGCGATTACTTGTCCATTAAGAAATCCAAGAAGGGACCACTCAAACAGATTGTCCCCTCGTATGGTACACTTAAGAACAACTATACTCTCCTTTGGGATATGCCTGATAACACTGGGTATATCAATGTGGTCGCAGTCATGCAAAAGTTCTTCGATCAGGCAATCAGTGGGAACTGGAGTTACAATCCTGAACACTACCCTGACAATGAAGTCCCTGTGTCCGTGATGGCAAATGACTTCCTAACTACATATAAGTATGGATGGAAAACAAGTTATTATCAAAATACTTATGATATTAAAACTGATGAAGTAGTTGAGGAAAAACCCAATCTCCAATCACTCCTCCAAGAACTTTCTGGTGCTGAAGAAGAAGATTGTGAAAGTTGTAAAATTTGACGAAAGTTTAAAAGTCCAATAAAGAATGGACAAAACCATAATCTTGGAGTATGATGAAACTCAAATATTTTAGAGAGGTAAATAGTGTGTGTGAAATTTTTGTTAGAGTTAAGTCAAGTAGAGGAGGGAGAGTGTGAATCGTGTTCAATTTAGGGTTTCCTCTGAGGGAGACAATGTTATGAATGAAGTGAAAGGGATGACGGTATTCAACACCGAACCCACCAACCCAAAGAAACAACCCATGTTTTTTGGAAAACCCTTAGGGGTTCAGCGTTATGATTCATACAAATATCCAGTATTTGAGAAACTCACCACCCAACAACTTGGATACTTCTGGAGACCTGAGGAGGTCTCATTGCAGAAAGATAGGGCAGACTACCAAACGCTTCGCCCTGAACAGAAACATATCTATACGTCCAACCTCAAGTATCAAATTATGCTTGACAGTATACAAGGGCGTGGTCCTGGGATGGCTTTCATCCCTTACTGTTCATTACCTGAACTAGAAGCGTGTATGGAAGTCTGGGGATTTATGGAGATGATCCATAGTCGTTCCTACACATACATCATCAAGAATATTTACTCAGACCCTTCTGTGGTCTTTGATAAAATCATTACTGATGAGAGAATCCTTGAACGTGCTCGGAGTGTAACGGAGTCCTATGATGACTTCATTAACTCCGCACAACAGTATGGTAGTAGTAATGCTTGGATTCATCAGTTAGAACAAGTCCCCCAAGCACAAAGTAATCTCAAAGATGTTAAAAGAAAACTATACAGAGCAGTCGCCAACGTTAACATTCTTGAAGGTATTAGGTTCTACGTTAGTTTTGCTTGTAGTTTCGCCTTTGGTGAACTTAAACTCATGGAGGGATCAGCAAAGATTATCTCCCTGATTGCAAGAGACGAGAACCAACACCTGGCTATCACCCAGAACATCCTGAACAAGTGGAGAGATGGTGATGACCCTGAGATGGCAACTATCGCAAGAGAAGAAGAAGAGTGGGTTTACGCAATGTTCGACAGAGCAGTAAACGAGGAGAAGAAATGGGCTGACTATCTGTTTAAAGATGGTAGCATGATTGGTCTTAATGACACACTTCTCAAGCAATATGTTGAATGGATTGCAAATAGAAGAATGAAGGCAATCGGACTAAAACCTGTCTACGATATCGCAGCCAAAAACAATCCACTACCCTGGACACAACACTGGATCTCATCAAAGGGATTACAAGTGGCACCACAAGAAACAGAAGTGGAGAGTTATGTGGTTGGAGGTATCAAACAGGACGTTAAGAAGGATACATTTTCTGGATTTAAACTTTGATATGAGGGGACTTCGGTCCCCTTTTTATTTGTAAATAAATATTATCAAAGGAATAAGCCTATGTTATCGTCCAACTACAGACTGAGACTGGAAGCCATATGTTCAAAGATTGTAAAGGGCGAAAACGTAGAACTAAGTGAGATGATCGATGCCGCAATTCGTAAACATAATAGAAATGCATCAGTTATTTCTATGTCTGTCGGTTGGGTTGTTCTTGCTCTATTTGCTGAAGGTATGCTTCGACTGGTAGGAGTCATAGACCCTGTGTTTCCTTGGTTGAAAATCACTCTCTAAATACACCAGAGTAAAATGGATATGTGAGTTATGAAAATCCTTGGATATATAATGGCCAAGCCTTTGATTCTTGCGATATTGGCGATTACTTCGGTTTCGTCTATTGTATTACTAATATCCAAACCAACAGAAGATACATTGGGAGAAAATACTTTTACTCAAGAAGAAAGCCTAGACCTGATGGTACGAACAAGAAACGACGAAGAGTTACATCTGAGAGTGACTGGAAAAAATACTACGGAAGTAGTCCAGAACTTAAAGCCGATATTAAAGAACTTGGCAAGTTCAATTTTAGGAGAGAAATCTTGTCACTCCATTCAACTGGTGGAAGGGTAAACTACGAGGAAACCAGACAACTCTTCCTCAATAATGTACTCACTGAGAGTATGGATGATGGCACACCCAAGTACTATAATAGTAATGTTCTAGGTCGCTATTTTCGTAAAGACTATTTTGATAAATAACCTCAGTTATTTCTAAGGATATGGACGCTCCTAAGGATGAGGTCAAGAAGGACGAACCCAAGAAAAAGGGTCCACTTGGAAAAATTAAAGAGAAGATGGACGATTCTGAGGAACAACTGGCCATCCTTTCTACGTTTGTTAGGCTTGGTATTCTTATCTGGTCTGGTGGTATCCTTACTCTGGCTTATATCAAACTCCCTCCAGCTCTGGGTATTCCTGAACAGAAGTTAGACCCCACCTTCATCGCCTCTGTATTCACAGGAGTCTTAGCCACTTTTGGTGTTCAGACTGCTAAGAAGGGTGCCAATGGTGCAGCTGCATCAGGTGGTATAAGTAAGGTTGATATGGAGAGACTGATTGAGAAAGCATCTCAGACAGCCCCAGCTCAAACCATTAGGATTGAACAGGCTCCTGTCGTCCTTGCCCCAGCTGAGACAAAGAAGCCTTGACATGGGATTGTAACCTATGTTAACCTTTTTAGGTAATTCTAATGAATTTGTGCCCACCTAACGATTGGTGGGATGTAGAGTTTTAATTTCTTATGATTAATTTTTTAACTATCGCTAGTGCCGTCGGTGTCCTTGGTCTAACCAATGTAGCCGCAGCTCCCTTGTCGGACATCTTAGATGAGATGGAGACAGAAAACACCAAAGAGGAGTTGGTACAAGAGATTCAAGAACAAGAGATTGTAGCAGATAAAGGCCCCCGTTGGGTTTGTGAGAACTGCAATGAGAACGAGAGAGTTATTCTTGCATTTTTCCAGGACTACGGTATTACAGATAAGTATGCTCTGGCTACCCTGATGGGTAACATTCAACAGGAGTCGCGTTTCACCCCTAACATCTGTGAGGGTGGAGCTCGTGTTCCTTACCATCGTTGTCATAGTGGTGGATATGGTTTGATCCAATGGACCACCTCTGGTAGGTATCGTGGTCTTGGTCGTCATGCCCGTCAGATTGGTGGTGACCCATCATCTCTTAAGACACAACTCTCTTATCTGGTCACAGAAAGAGAGTGGAAAGCTGCAGAACCTAGGTTCAAAACTCCTGGTAAACCCATCGGATACTATATGAATGGTGCATACACCTGGTTGGGATGGGGGATTCATGGAAATAGAACCCATTATTCAAATCAATACGTGAATCGCTTGACACAGGGTTGAGTCTGGGTTATATTATAAGGGTCGTCGAGAGATAACTGCTGTAACCCCCTTGGTAGTTCAGGGTTAGAGGCGATAGGAACTACCACTTGCCCCTGTAGCTCAGTTGGATAGAGCAATTGCCTTCTTAGAACAACCGCTTGGGCTCATAGTTAAGCGGATATAACCTTCGCCTTCTAAGCGAATGTCCCTGGTTCGATTCCAGGTGAGCCTGTTGGTTGTTCCAAGTAACATACGGGTAAGTTGTTACTCTTATAAATAATAAGAGATAACATAACTTGTATGAGGGAACACCATACTAAAAACAAAGGAGATCTTGGAGTTCTAAAAGCACAACTTGATCTATATGAGAAAGGATATTTAATTCTTACTCCTCATACAGAACACTCTGCCTTTGATCTTGTTGCCTATAAAGATGGAAACTTTTTAAGAGTTCAAGTTAAGTATAGATCATCAAGAGATGGCAAAATAGAAGTCCCTTTTAGGACTTGCTGGACAGATAAAAATGGAACACATATTCAAGATTATGATAAAAATGAGATTGATGTGATGTGTATCTATTCTCCAGATACAGACAAATGTTACTACATAAATCCAAATGAATGTGGTAAAGTATTTGTCCTAAGATTATTTCCTCCAAAAAATAACCAAAAAACTGGTGTAAATTTGGCTGAAGATTATCTTAGTATTCCCGATAAGCAATCGGTCGTGGGTGCAAATCCTACCAGGGGTGTTGCCACTAAAGCATTGTGGTGATGCAGGTGTTTTGTAAACATCAGAGCTCAGTTCAATTCTGGGTAGTGGCTTGGGG